GGCCTGGGTCAACGAGGCCAGCCTGGCCGGCGTGATCCCGCCCGGCCTGCCGCCCTTTAGCGAGTGGAACTGGGCCTGGGGCTGGGACGGCAAGGAACACGTCGACCCGGCCAAGGAGGCCGCGGCTGCCCAGACCCGCCTGGCCACGCACACGACCACGCTGGCGGCCGAATACGCCCGCCAGGGCAAGCGGTGGGACGAGCAGCTGCGGCAGATCGCCGCCGAACGGGCGCTGATGGCCGAACTGGGCATCACGCCGGCCGGGGCCGCCCCGCAGCCGGTCGAACCTGACGGCGACGAGGTGCCCGCATGAAACCGATCACCGACTACGGCGACTACGACGACGACGAAGACTTGGACATCGGAGTGATTTTCGCATGAGCACGATCAAGCTGGCCACCGACGTAACGTTTTTGCAGGCCGCCGACGGCGAGGCCGAGGCCGGCCCGCGGCGGTTTTCGATCCGGGCCTACACCGGGGCACCGATCCGCCAGGCCTGGTCGCGGGAACCGGTGATCATCGACATGGCCGGGATGACGCTGCCTGAGACCGTGCCGATCGTGATGGGCCACGACTACGAACTGGGCAGCATCCTGGGCCAGGGCCGGCCGACGATTCAAGGCGGCGAGCTGGTCGTGGAAGGCGAGATCCTGGCCGACAGCGAGACCGCCCGCCAGGTGCTGGCCCTCGCGGAGAAGGGATACGCCTGGCAGGCCAGCGTCGGTGCCGACGTGGTCCGTCACCTGCGATTCGGGGCCGACCAGGCCACCACCGTCAACGGCGAGACCGTCACCGGTCCTGTCCGAGTTGTTCGCGCCTCCACGCTGCGGGAGACGTCTTTTGTCACGTTGGGGGCCGATCGCAGCACGGCCGTTTCCATCGCCGCAGATGCGGCAGAGGAGATTCCCATGGCGGACGACGCCAACACCAAGCCCGCGGACGAGGTCACCGAGACCCCGGCCGTGGCGGCCACGGCGGAGGTCGCCGTGGAGCCTGAGACCACCCCCACCCCCGAGGTCAAGGCCGACACCAGCGAGCTGCTGGCCAAGCTGACCAGCCTCACTGACAAGGTCGACAACATGGAAAACCTGATCAAGGCCCGCGACGAGCGGCCGGCCGCGCCGGCTGTCCACGTTCGGGACAACGCGCCCCCGACCGCCGATGTGGTGCAGGCCTCGTTCGCCCTCCAGGGCAGCCTGCCCAACGTCGAGAAGCACTACAGCGAGCAGACGCTGGAGGCGGCCCACAAGGCCCGCCATTCCACCAGCCTCGGCGACGTGCTGATCCAGGCCGCCGTGGCCAACGGCTACGACGGCCCCGCCAAGGTCACGACGTCCACGCTGCGGCCGATCCTGGCTGCCGCCTGGGCGACGCACGACATCAGCGGCATCCTGTCGGCGACGGTCAACAAGTTCCTGCTGGCCGGGTTCGACGCCGTCGAATCCGCCTGGCGGAACATCTCGGCGGTGCGTTCGGTCAACGACTTCAAGGCGGTGAGCCAGTACCGGCTGAACGGCGGGTTCACGTTCGAGCAGGTCGCCAACGGCGGCGAACTGAAGAGCGCCTCGGCCTCCGACGAGTCGCGGACGATCAGTGCGGACACCTACGGGATCATGACCAGCGTGACCCGTACCGACCTGATCAACGACGACCTGGGAGCCCTGACCGCTGTTCCGCAGCGGATCGGGCGGGGCGGTGCCCTGAAGCTGAACGACGTGTTCTGGGCCAGCTACCTTGATGATTCGGCCTTCTTCACGACGGCCAAGGGCAACAAGGCGACCGGCGCGACGGCCTTGAGCCTCGCCGGTCTCAAGCAGGCCTTGGCCCTCTACCGGAAGCTGACCGACCGCGACGGCAAGCCGATGGCCACCCAGCCTTCGGTTCTGCTGGTGCCGGTTGATCTGGAAATCACGGCCGCTGAGCTGATGAACAGCGTCCAGATTTCCAGCGGTGCCACGGCTGGCCAGCCCAGCACGAACGTGTTCGCCGGTCGTTACCAGGTGGTCAGTTCGACCTACCTGACCAACACGACCGACTACTACCTGCTGGCGTCGCCGGCCGACCTGCCGGTGATGGAGGTGGCCTTCCTCAATGGCGTTCAGTCGCCGATCGTGGAGACGGCCGAGGCCGACTTCAACGTGCTGGGCGTCCAGATGCGTGGCTACTTCGACTTTGGCGTGGCCAAGGCCGAAGACCTCGCCGGCGTCAAGATGGACGTCTGACCTGTAGCGTGATTCAGGCCCGGCCGGCGGCAGCCCCGCCGGCCGGGCATTACCAACCGACCGTTTCCTGTTTTCAAAAGGTTTTCCACCATGGCATCTACGGTTCAGAAGGGCGGCTACATCGACTACGTCGCCCCGTCGGCGGTCGCCGTCGGCGACGTGGTCGTGATCGGTTCGCTCGTTGGCGTGGCCCCCCGGCCAATCGCCAGCGGCGACACGGGCGCGGTGGCTGTCGAGGGCGTTTACAGCCTGACCAAGCCCAGTAGCGGCAGCGAGAGCGAGACGATTACGGCCGGCGCGGCCGTCTACTGGTACGCGGCCAGCGGCGTTGCCAACGCCGCCAACGCAACCGGCGTTCTGGCCGGCTATGCGGTGGCCGAGGCCGTGACCGGCAGCGCCACCGTCAACGTGAAGCTCGACCGCTGATTGTTCCCGCGGCCCCCGGCCGGCGCGCACGCCCAAGGCTGCGCCGCCGGGGCGTCGCGGGGGTGGAGGTGATTCATGCCCGATATGCTCGCTGCCGGTGCCGCCTGGATGACCGGGCAGCTGCAAGCTGCCGCCGGCACCACGGTGACCTACCGGCGGGGCACCGACACGGCAGACGTCACCGCCACCATCGGCAGAAGCGAGTTCGAGGCCCAGGACCAGAACGGTGTGATTGAGCGGTGGGAATCCCGGGACTACCTGGTGCCTGCCGCCGATCTGCCGTTCGGTGAGCCTGAGCGCGGCGACGTGATCGTGGAGACCAGCGGCACGATTGAACTGCAATACGAAGTGGCCAGCCCCCGCGGGGTGCCGGTGTTCCGGTACGGCGATGCGTTCCGGTCAATCGTGCGAATCCATACCAAGCAGACCGCCGGTGCAATCGGCTACCTGCTGACTGAAAGCGGCGACACCCTGACCACCGAGGCGGCCACGGCACTGGTGCACTGATGGCAAACAAGAAAATTAGCCAACTGACCTCGGCCGGCACGCTCAACGATGCCGACGTGCTGCCGATCGTCAACGGCGGGGCCACCCGCAAACTGGCGTTGTCGACCCTGACCGACTACATCGGCCCGGCCACCGGCCCGACCGGAGCGGACGGGGCCGGCGAGGCCTACCAGGGGCCGACCGCACCGACAGAGGCCTCTGCCGGGGCCACCTGGCTGTCGACGAGCGACGGCAAGTATTTCGTTCGATATGACGGCTTTTGGGTTGAGGTGGCCTGATGCCGTTCTATCAGCTGCCGAGCGGTGCCAGCCCGGTCTTGTCGGGCACGGCCGCCCCGACCGCCGGCGTCGGGATCAACGGCGATCTGTTTCTGGACACGTCGGCCAAAACTTTGTACGGCCCGAAGGCTGCCGGGGCCTGGCCGAGTGGTATCGACCTGTCCCAAGGCCCGACCGGGGCGGCCTCGACGGTGACTGGTCCGACCGGGGCCACCGGCCCGACGGGATCGACCGGCGGAATCGCCTTCAGCGTCGGGCCGACCGCGCCAACCGCCCCAAACCTGACGGTGGCCGGAGCGGTCTGGCTCGACGAAGAGACCGGCCGGTATTTCGTGCGGTACGAATCGCAGTTCATCGAGATCGGCGTGCAGGGCGAACAAGGCCCGACGGGTGCTACCGGCGGCCTGGGGCCGACCGGGCCGACCGGTGTGACGGGCAGCACCGGGCCGCAATCGACCGTCACCGGCCCGACAGGCGTGACTGGCCCAACTGGTGCTATAGGCAGCACTGGCCCTGAGTCGACGGTTACTGGCCCGACAGGCGTGACCGGCCCGACGGGTGCCACCGGCAGCACCGGCCCGCAGTCGACAGTTACCGGTCCGACCGGGGCAGTGTCCGACGTGACGGGGCCAACCGGCCCCAGCGGTGGCCCGACAGGGCCGACCGGCGTGACCGGCCCACCGCCTACCGAAACGATCAACGTGCAGCTGATGGAAACCAACCTGACGCTGTCTGAGGGCGACGCGAAATGGCAGCTGCTGACTCCGACAGGGGCCACCCGGGATTTGACGCTGCCGACGGGCATGGCCACCGGCACGCAGTTTGTTGTCCGTTC